CTTACCCACGAATAGCGGCTGGGTCTGTTCTACGGCACTCTCCTCCGCTCCGTGCCCGTCTTATGTTCTTAATATAGTGCTTCAAACAGTGTTTGTCAACAAAAAAAATCAATCTAAATCTATCTGATCGACAATTGTTTTGATCTTGCTCAAAATGCGTGGATTCTGCAACACCAACTTGGCGCCAGGGTGTAGTGGCACAGGATATCGGTCGTAATTGACCCAAGCGTATCCCTCACTCTCGTCGTTAATCTGAGGTGTAAACTCACTGGGTACTGTTGCAAGGAACGTATCGTATTCAAACGATTCGTCATTGCTCACCATCTTATGTATTGGATAGAACTTAGTGATGTCAGGCAAAAAGCCCAATTCTTCTTCAAGTTCTCGCTCGATGGTTTGAATTGGTAGCTCACCTTCAAGTCCACTACCTCCCCAAAATCCCCAGAAATTTTTGTTACGTCGGTCTGGCCGTCTTAGCTGAAGCAAAATACGTTTAGTATCTTCGCTAAGCAGTATGCAGCCGCTTGCTCTTGTTGTCATGTTAATCCTGTTAAATGTACAGGCGCCACCAACCTTCTCGGTAAACGCCTTCATAGCTGTTTTGCCAGTGTGTGCCAGTCCATTCGAACTGATCGCTAGTTGCAATGTTTGTTACATATTCAACACCGGGGCTAGCGTTCGCATCAAAAACTACAACCCATTGAGTACCACTGTATTGAATAATGTCGTTTGGGCTTGCGATTGGCTCGCTTCCATCTCCTTGTGTACCCCAGAAGGTACCACCATTTGGAACCTCGTCAAGCACAAGATATCTCTGCCCCAGCGCCGCTGCTGGCAAGGTTCCATCACCTGGACCTCTGTTCTGCGGATTGACGATTTGGTCAACGGTTCCTTGTGTATTTGAAGGTAGAGTATCATCGTCGATATTGACGATGAGCTTTTGTGGGTCTGTTGGATGATAGTCCAAGGTGCCCACAACGTCGTTGGTTGGGTCGGTAACGTCCTCGCCTTGCCGTAGTCTTATCTGACTGATGCCAGGACGTAACTCTCCGTACCACTCAAAAACATTTTCCTGCCATGTTAGCGTCCCACTGCCTGGCAGCGGGTCTCCGAGGTCCTCAGCGTCCTGTGCAGACTTGCTGGTTGTGCCACTAGGTAAGATAGTTGCTTCACCGTTACGATAGTCTAAGAAATAGTCTTCCAGCGTTGTGATAACGAATCCACTCACACCAGGATCAGTTATAGTGTCAACTGTCCAGGTTTCAAAATCTTCAAGGTCCAATGTATGGATCTCAGTGAGAATGGTCTGGATGATATTCATACGGTTGACCTTGGCTGGTGGATTGATCAAGATCGGAATCTGGAATTGCAGTGTCGCAACATCAATCACTGTGTCAGCCCCGCTTGGAAGTGAACGACTTGACCACGTCACGTCAGTCATTTCACAATATGCAAGAGAAGTCCAGTCAAGCACGTTCTGATTGGTATGCAGATTGATACTTGGGTTGAACAACACGCAGATCTGTTCGAGCAACTGTAGCTTCTGGTCAGTATTACTGGTCCAAACGTCAACGTTCATGGTGAGCTCGTAAGGCACAGGCTGGTAACGTGTAACGTCATATGCTAGCCCAGGCTCATTTACATATTGGTGATCATCCTCATTGAATTCTTTTTCGATAACCTGTAGTGTTTCCTCAAACTGTGGATAACGACGTAGGTCCGGCTTCATTTGCATGTTCGCAACATAACAGCTAATGAAAGGCACCGTGTTGAGTGTGTTCTCTGAATTTTCCTTGAGGATATGACCAACCTGACGGCTCATGTCACCGTATCGCGCAGGTACAGTTTCGTAGACAGGATTGCCTTGTGCGTCATAACCTTTCTGTACTGTGAAGTTACCGAAGATCCTTACAAACTGTAGTAAATAACGCCTTATGCTCGCGTCATAAAAGTATTGCATATCTAATATCCTTTTCTTTATTTATGATAAATAAATTTATACGATAAACAAATGTGCTGGAGATTGTAATGTACGATGGACCTAAACCAAGCGATATAAATCCTGAATTCAAAGATCACACTTATGAACTTGTTACGTGTTTGGTAACAGGTATTCAAAAGAAAAAATTAGAAAGAGGTTATTTAGAAAGCATTGGACATACAAGAGAATCTTATCAAAATCTTTTTGATGGAGCCCCTCTTATGTCACAAAAATCTCGAGACGCTTATAAAAAAGCAGCCAATTCAAAACAAGGTAAAGTTATTAGGTCTCAAAATATGACCAGATTGAATCTTGAAGATAATAATTTTCAAAACAAACGCCAAGCCGGCGTTCAAAAATTTTGGAATTCAGATAAATCACATGAAATCAGGAATAAATTGTCTAAAAATGCTAAAAAACAGCATCAAAACGGCCAATCAAAATATGTCAAAAATTATTTTGAAACAAGATATAAAGGATCAGATGATCAAAAAAACAGATCTAAACGAATGACAGAGAATAACCCTTCGCAGAATCCTGAAATACTTGAAAAAATGATAGCTAGCCGAATTGAAAACTCTAAAAAAGGATTGACTTGGAGAGAAACTCGTTTCAAGAAAAAAAGATATAAAGATACCAGTCTTATCTATCAATCGACTTATGAATATGATTTCTTAGAAAAATGTAATGATCTTGGTATATTGAATAAAATAGAAAATGGGCCATGCCTGACATCAGAAATGTATCCATATAATTATTATGAACCTGATTATCTTTTTGATAAAAGTGTTTGTATAGAGATAAAATCTTGGTATATTGAAGAATTACAAGAACGCAAATATCCAGATATCAAACACTTGAAAGAACAATTGGTAATAAATTCAGGATATGAATTTGTTTATATACTAGACAAAGATTATGATGAATTTATCGATCTAGCAAAATCATAAAACCATTGCATCAGTCGTCTTCCAATCCTGTTGTGCCATCAAAATCATCACGCGGCAAGATTGCATCCGTAATTGCTTGGCGTGATTTGTATGTTTGGTTGCCGCCAACGTCTTCTTCGACGTTATTTACAAAGGTTGAAGCGTTGAAGGTTCTGTCGCTCCAAGTGCGGTCGTCGATGTTGTCGTAGAGTCTAAGCCATGTGGTGTCACGGCGAACAAAAAGGCGGTGTGGTTGGAAATCAGTACGAATGAAAAAGTCTCCTTGATTTGGGCTAGATGGAAATACATCGCCTGTTGCGATAGGTTCACCTGGATCCCACTCACCACCATTCTCTTGTATATAGTTGAACAGGTGGTCAGTTAGATGAGTTGCACCACCAATAGGATCGTTTAATGCTGCACTGTCTACCACAGCGTCAGTGATTTCCAACTCTTTGCTGAATGTGCTAAAGATGTTCTTCATGCTATCTTCCTGATCAGCGTTACCAAGGATGTCGTCAAATTCTTGGCTATCGGTGATTGGCTCAAGTTTGACACGCCAAATATGTGGCCACCAAGTAGCACTAAAGCCTTCTCCGCCTCTGTTTCCGTCGCTTACAGTGTAGAATTTGGGTATTGGCGGTGTATCTGCATCTAGACCATATTCATCGATCAGATGCGGCAGCTCAATAACGTCTCCACTCAGAAATTTACGTCCTAGCACCTCTACCATCTCATTGAGGTGGAATGTCATATATAGCGTGTCGTTGGTGAGAAATAGTCCAAACTGGGTGAGGTCAAAGTCATTGTCACTCACATTGTATACACCGCGCAATTCGTATAGATCTTTGTCGTATTTGCGGTCACGGTTTTCCAGGAACAGCAAATCTTGTATAGTTGTCTCGTTGATCAATCCATCATTCTGATAATCAGGCTGTGCAGGATCGTCTGTGATCTGTCCATCTTCAGGGCCAATATACTTGTGAATGATGGCACCAGTGCCGCCAACATGAAATTGCTCGCGGATCTGTCTGTCCATAAACTTGTAATCGTTGGTCTTTGTTGGAGACCACATTGAGATTCGTGGCATTGTATATCCTTTCGGATATTTATCGCTGTCGGATAAATATTCCTATGTTGGAGATTTAAGTGATGAGATTAAACCAGTTAAAAGAAGCCCCTGTTTCAGATTTAACCGTTTCAGATTTGCCTGGTGATCCGGAAAAAATTGCAACAAGTTTCAATGATCGAGATTGGGCACAGGTTTCAAAAACATCATTACAGACACGCTTAATTAAATCTTGGGGCAGAAGCAAACACGATTTTAATCTTAATTTCGTCCGTGTTATGGGTGCAGATGAAGAAGAACTCGATTGGACACTACTTAGTGGCCGTCCAAAAAAAATTCCAACAAACAAAAATGAGTTCTTTAACGTTGTTGGTAAAATAGTACAAAACGATAATCTTGAAAGCCATATAAGACACAAGGGCGATTCTATTAATGTTTTGTTTTTACATCATCTAGAAAATGCACACCCAATGAGTCCTTGGATTATTGCACACAGAATATCCCATGGATTTGTTCAGTCGGATTTTCAAAATTATTATGAGCCAATGGAAAAAATATTCTTGAGTACCTTTAAAGTAATTAGAAACGGAAATACCCAAGAATATTATGACTTTCTTGGAAGACTATTACCAATGAGATCTGCAAGAGAAAATTTTCTTTCAAGCCAATCAGAGCAAGAAATATATAACGAATTATTTGCTATGTATATTATCAAAGGAAGAATCATTTTTAATGATATTACAATTGATGACATGCCAGAACGTTTTAAACACATTTATGGTGAAGAATATAGTTGGCGTCATTATAAAAATCGAATCAACAAAACAAATCAAGATCTGAATGATTTTCTTGATTCATATTTAACTGCTCTTGAAGGAAAATGGGTATTAGCAGACTGAAAATAGTATAAATATGCTTAGCGGGAGTTGACCATGACAGAACGAAGCAAATTACGCAAAGAAATTGAACTCAGATTGGGTGGACAGATGATCGATGTTGAACTCGATCCTGAACATTATGATCTAGCCATCGACAAAGCATTAGAGCGATACAGACAGCGCAGTGAGAATGGCGTCGAAGAGGACTTTTATTTCTTTGAGGTTCAGACAGATGTGAACGAGTATGCGTTCCCTGAAGAGATCGTTGAAGTTACAGATCTGTATGGTCGTTTGAGTGGAACAACATCAACTGGTGTTGACTTTGAGCCATTTGAAGCCAATTATTGGAACACGTTTCTTGCACGTCAAGGTGGTGGCAGTGGAAGCCTAGCAACATATGATTTCCTAGCACAGTATCACGAAACACTGGGTCGTCTATTTGGTGCTGAGTACCAATTCACATGGCGTCGTCAAAGCCATCAACTGTTCTTGCATCGTCGACCACGATTCCCGCGCCCAATTTATGCTCATGTCTATCGTTTCCGCCCTGAAGAAGATTTGCTTGATGATTACATGGCAAGTCCTTGGATCAAGGATTATGCGCTGTCACAAGGCAAATGGATGCTAGGAGAAGCGCGCAGTAAGTTTGCAACACTCGCAGGTCCACAAGGCGGTACCACACTCAACGGTGATCAGCTAAAGGCTGACGCTATGGCTGAAATGGATAAGCTAGAAGAAGATATCAAACTCTACAAAGACGGTGGTACAGGTCTTGGTATTATTATTGGTTGACAAGTAAAGTGTCTTGCCTTATACTGATGGTGTAATTTAACAAAAGTGAGACACGCCATGAAAGAAGAAGAAAAGACCATCAAGACTCATCGTTTTGCAAATGCGCAAGGCGCGGCAATCAATGTTCGTGTTCGTAGCGATGAGGCATATCAAGAGCATCAAGAACTTTTCGACGACCCAGAGCACGGCGCAAAGGTTGACGCTGTTCATCGTATCATCCAAGAGTTCTTCCCTGTGAAAGAGGTGTACGAAAATCAGCGAGCAAACCGCGGTCGTCCCTTCACAGTGATCAAAGTCACCAACCATCGTTTCCCAGTTGTCCCCCTTGCAGTCAAAGCTCGCAAGTATCGTAAGCCCTTGGAAGAGCTTGGCGTCGAGATCGTGAACACCAGCACCAACAGCATTCTTTATAGGATTTATTGCGCTGAAAGCAAAGTTTCTGGTTGACTTTACCAAGACACTTTGCTATATTGGTATTGTAAGCAAAGGAGATTAGACATGGACATGAACACCGCACTTGAAGCCCTGCTCGACGACATCCGCACTGACTATGTCGACTGGGGCGCACGAGCACTGGGCGGAGACGCAACTCGCGACCGTGTCCGCGAAGACATGAACCGTGACTTTTGCGAGAACCTCACCATCGAAGAAGGCCGCAAGTACATCAAGATCGTCAAAGGTGACGGCGGCCAGCGTAGCGTTTGGGGCTTTGTTGTCGCCACCGACACTGACAAGAAGTTTCGCAAGGGCGACATCCTGAAAGCAGCAAGCTGGAACACGCCGGCTCGCAACAAGGCACGTGGCAACATCCTGGAAGGCGGCTACAGCATCGCCTGGACCGGCCCGCACTACCTGTAATGGCCCGGAAGACAAATACCAAGATCCCGAAGCCACGGAACCCTGTGGCTTCGACCTTACGTGATCCACGCAATGGATTCACACAACGAACCATTCCCGACAAGCGCCAACAGGTGATACCCCGCAAGCGTAAGCACAAAGGACAAGAAGATGAGTGAGATGAGTGATCAGCTTTGGGCGTTGATTCGCATTGCGAAAAAAGCAGATGAAGAAGCAGCGAAAAGAATCGGCTACAACTATGCTGAAAACGTCGGTGATGTTCATGCAACCATTTTTGCCTACTTTGGTGTGATGTTTGAGGCACTACCAGAGGACGATTTCCTCAAGACCTATATTCCTGAAAAGCTCAAAGAGCTTGAGGATGAGATTGGTCAGAAGGCGGTGTTGGCCAAGCTTGAATCTGAGAACGGATGAAAAGATGATGAGTCAGGAATTTTTCAAAGAAATTACCGGTATCAACACCGGAAATAATCTGCTCGACGAATCTATTTTCAACTATCTGGTCCACCGTCTTCCTCCTGGAAGCTTCACTACAGCACTTCTTGAAAATGATTTGTATCGAGCAACCGCAGCGGACTACCAAAACATCGAAAACTTGGGATATATTGCACGTAACGTGGCAATGAACGTGCCACTCGAATCGTGTGGAAGTAGAAAGGCTGTTCAGGACTGGCTTGGCAATGTAGATGGACGTCAAGCAGCATATGCTGAATGGTATTTTGAACAAGCTACTATGCGCAAGCTGGAGAAATTTGACTGATGACAGAAGAACGGAACGATATCGACCTTCGCCGTATGCACAACAAAAGGGGCAAAGCCCTGGCTCTTCTTGACGAGTTCAAAGAGTGGTACGCTATCAATGACAGTGTTGACCACATGCTGATTCTCAACGGTCTGCAACGTGATATCTTGCGTGGGACTGAGGATGAGGTTGATCGCCTCATTGAGCGCATGACAGAAAAGAACCAAGAAGCGCTTATGACAAAGCTTCAAACTGACGTATGAAAAAGATTTGTGCACAACTACATCAGGTAGCATGTTGGGTTATTCCTGGGTACCAATACGCCTGGGAGTGCACTTTTTTATATTATGAAATCTATCGTCTTGGACGTGAAATCCGTGAATTGACGAAGTCAGAAGTTGATGAACTTGATGTGATTGATCGTACAACATTGGTATCATATTTTGAGAAAAAGTCTGAGGCAATTCACGAGTGCATAAAGATCAATGGTATAACGTATGATCTTCAGCGCGAGGCCATTCATGCTTTTTATCACACCAGTATCTCCAGCAACCGACGGCGCCTTCGTGAGATCCATGCTGAGCTTGATCAGATGCTGCAAGAGATGACCATGGAAAAACTCGGACGGAATCTTTGATCGTGATTACAGTGGACCAAGCATATGAAAAGTTCGTCGAGTACATGAGCTGGTGTGGATTCTCTGAGTGTGAATATATGAAGATCGCCAAAAAAAAGTATTTGGACATACAGAAGATGTCAGATCAAGAACGTTCACAGTTTCACGCCAAATTGGATGATTTCTGCCAACAATGTGTTTTGTATAAACTAAGCGATTGATTTCCTTAGAGAATCATGCTATATAGTATGATACGCTCTGGAGAAATCATGACAAGAAAAGTAATTGGTATAGCGGGCTTCATAGGCTGCGGCAAGAACACAGTAGCAGACATTCTAGTCAAAGATTACGACTTTACACGTATTAGCTACGCGGATCGCCTCAAAGACACTGTGTCCACAATGTTTGGATGGTCACGTGACATGATTGAGGGCAACACTACTGAAAGCAGAACCTGGCGCGAAACACCTGACCCATGGTGGAGTGAGGAGTTTGGTTATGAGTTCACTCCAAGAATGGCCATGCAGCGTATTGGAACAGACTGCATGAGGAACGGTCTAGATGATGATATCTGGGTCAAGTTTGTTAAAAAGACCTTGGATGATAATCCAACGACTGATTATGTTGTTCCTGACATTCGTTTTTACAATGAAAGAGATCTTGTTCGCTTTATGGGATCAGGACAGGTTTGGCGCGTCAAGCGAGGACCAGACCCAGACTGGACAACAAAAGCAATCTCAGATAATCGATATGAAACCAGCTGGATGAGTGAAGAACACCCTGATGTTCATGAGAGTGAATGGCGTTGGCTAGATTACGACAGTGAATTTGACAGGATCATCACCAACGACGCTGATATTCAAAATCTTAAAGATCAAGTAAAACGCATACTAAACCAATAACCACGTAGTTATCTCCATAACCATGCTGGATAAGTAGCCGCCAAATAAATACAGGCAGCGAAGATCCAGCTATGATAGGAGATATACATGAATACACTAGTATCACCAGGCGTTAGCGTTACAGTCGTTGACGAGAGTGCATATGCTAGTCCGGGTTTTGGTACCATTCCGCTCATTGTTATTGCAACAGCACAAGACAAAGTGGACCCAACTGGTACTGAATCAGACGGCATTGCCAAGTACACAAAGGCAGTAAATGCCAACCGTGTTGTTCCAGTAACATCACAAAGAGAACTTACACAATTCTTCGGGGACGCAATTTTTGCGCAAGGCGAAGGTATGGAGACCAGCGAATATGGTCTTCTTGCTGCCTACAGCTACCTCGGACAAGGCTCACAGGCCTACATTGTTCGTGCAGGTGTTGACCTAGCAGAACTAGAACCAAGCGAAACAGAACCAACTGGTCCAGCAAACGGAAACCAGATTTGGCTAGACACTGATGGCTCAAGCTTCGGTGTTCA